CCGCCGCTTACAACCTCGGCACTGACACTGCCCCGGTTGACCAAGCTACCCCCGAGAACGTGCTGAAGGCCATCCTGCGCATGTCCACCGTGCTGGACGAGCAGAACGTGCCCGAAGACGGCCGCTGGCTGGTTCTGACCCCCTACGACCGCCATCTCTTGATGCAGTCGAATCTGGCTCAGGCCTACTTCACCGGCGATGCCTCCAGCACCATCCGTACCGGCAAGATCGGCATGATCGACCGCTTCACGGTCTACGTGTCGAACCTGCTGCCGCGCGGCGCTGCTGGCAAGGCGCTGGTCTCTGGCCTGACTGACCCGGCTACCGGCGGTGCTGTGGCTGACGCCAAGGCTCGTCGTCTGATGGTCGCTGGTACCAAGGCTGCCAACTCGTTCGCCATGACCGTGAACAAGACTGAGCCGCTGCGTAACCAGACTGACTTCGGCGACATCGTCCGCGGTCTGGCTGTGTACGGCCGTAAGGTGGTCAAGCCTGAAGCCATGGCCATCGCCGTGGTTGGCTCTGCTACCTGATCGGTGGTACAGTAAAGGGGCCCTTCGGGGCCCCTTTTTGTTTCTGGAGAATAAGATGAATGTGTATCAGCTGGTGGCTGCGATGAGCGGGGAGATTGTCCGTAATCGCGCCAAAGTTCGTGTCGCCGGCGAGATCGTCGTGGTTGGAGAGATCGTTGACAACGTGCTGGAGCTCAATGAAGCCGGCCGACGGCTGGTCAACCAAGCTACCAGCGAAGTCGTCGAGCCCAAGAAAACTCGCAAACCACGCACCCCTGCTGTAGAATCCGTGCAAGTGGCGTCCGACGCGGCGCCTGTGGACACCGTGGAAGTTGGCTTGTCCGCCCCGGAAACCCCAGCCGAGTGAGGTGTAGATGGCCACCGTAAAAGTCGTTGATCTGCTCGCCAAAGCGCAGACAATTTTGCTGGATGCCTCCGGCGCACGGTGGCCTCTTCTTGAGCTGCAAGGGTGGCTCAATGACGGGTACCGCGAAACCCTCGTGCTTCGCCCGGATTCAAACACACTGATCGGCGAGTATGTGTGCACCGCCGGTGCGCGGCAGCTCTTAACTTCCTCGTTCCCAGAAGCTGACCGGCTTGTGGGTGTGCAGCGCAACACAGCCGTTACATCCAAGAAGGGCGTTGTCACGTTGGTTTCCCGCAGTTCGCTGGATTCGGCGCTGCGCACTTGGTACGCCGAAACAGGGTCTGTCGACGTAGAGCTCTACATGTTCGACGCGCGCACGCCGCGCGAATTTCTGGTGTACCCCCCGGCCACTGCGCTGGCGCGTCTGGAGGTGGCTTACGCGCAGGTGCCTAGTCCCCACACATTGACCGCTGAACAGCTGCTGAATCCAGCCACAACCGAGGTTATCCGCATCGCGGATACCTTCGCCAACGCGCTGACTGATTATGTGCTGTACCGCGCCTTTAGCAAGGACGCTGAAGTGCAAGGGAACGCCGCTCGCGCGGTGGCACACTACCAAGCCTATCAGAACGCGCTAGGTGTTGGTGGGCAAGTCAACGCTGCGTCGCAGCCGGGAGTTGCGTGATGGCTAAGACTTGGGATGATTTCCTTCCTCTGGTTACGCCGCACCTGCCTACTTGCCCAAGCGCATTTATCCGCAGCCGACTTGCCGAAGTTGCGGCGGATTTTTTCGCCCGGACGTACCTGTGGCGCGACAACATCGACGCCATCTACCTTGCGCCCAATCAGGTGGAGTATGACCTTGACGCCGAGGCGGTGGTCGAGGATGTCATTGCCGTCACCTACGGGGAGCACGTGCTTGACCGCACAGATGCTCGTTTGCTGCCGCATAACCAGCTCGGGGAAAAGGGCGAGCCAAGAATGTACTGGGTACACGCTGACAACACCGTTCGTGTGCACCCGATTCCTGAGGAGCGCGCCCGCCTCAAGGTGTCCGCTGTGCTCAAGCCTAGCCGCACTGGCACTGGCGTCGAGGACTGGATTTACGAGACGTGGGCGGACACGATTGTTGACGGCGCGATCGCCAAACTGGCGGCTATTCCCGGCAAAGACTGGACCGACATCGCCATGTCGGAGATGCGTCGCCGGATGTATGAGATGGCCATTACCAGAGCCAGAGTCCGCGATTTTCGTGGTGTCCGGCTGACGGTTCGCCAACGCCCTGCTGTGAGGACTCACTATGGCTGAAAAGATTAAACTGGTTCAGGGCGATACCAAGCCGGCGTTGGTGTGCACCATCACGGACGACACTACCGGTGCCGCGATCAACCTGACGGACGCAACCGTGCGTTTGAAGTTTCGTGCTGCCGGCGCGACGACATTGACCGCGACGGTAGTTGGGTCAGTCACAGATGGCCCAAACGGTGGTGTAGTGTTCTTTCCTGCGTCGGCCCCAGAAATGCTGCAAGGCGAACCCGGAGATTACGAGGGCGAGATCGAAATAACGTTCTCTGACACCACTGTGCAGACTGTGTACGACCTGCTCAAATTCAAGGTTCGCGAGGACTTCTGATGGCTACGCGGGTTACGCTTGTAGCCCCCTCCGCGACGACTAGCACTACGCGGCTGCGGGTTGGCGTCGGCGTTGTTGTGCCCACCGCTGTGGCGTCGTCGGTGCAACCGACCGCAACCATTTCAGCTCAGGTGGCTGCCATGGCTATGTCGATGGTTGTGCCAGTATCCAGACTGAGCTACATCGAGCTTGTACTGTCGGCTGCGCTAGACACCTCGGGCCGGTTCCGCCTCATTCAAGAAATTGCTGCGGTGTCTGAGACGCTTCGGCTCGACATGGCCAAGCCGCTGTTTGACGCGTTCACCCTTACGGACGCTTCAGCTTTGGATGTTGTCCGTTCGGTGGATGGCGACGAGACTTTTGTCACGGATGTTTTCTTCAAGTCGCTGACGTACTACCGGACCTTCGCGGACACCAACGAGCTTTCGGATGACCAGACTTTCGAGGTGGTGAAGGTCTTAGCCGAAGTGCTGCCGATAGTCGAGCAAAAAGCGTTTGCGCTGGATAAGCCACTGGCTGACACTTTCGCGCTAATTGACCTAGCCGCCAAGCTGTTGGCACGGACCCTCTCGGACGCGTACGCTGTATCGGACGCTTCGCATCTTTTAGTCGGCAAGGCAGCCGCAGATAGCGTGTCACCGCTGTCCGTAGCAGTTCGCAGTGTTGGCAGCGCGCTGGTCGACACCTTTGAGCCTCAGGACATCCTGACCGCTGCAGTCGCCAAGTATTTGACCGACGGCGTCGCCATGAACGACGGCTTCGATCTCAACGACGGGTCCACCTACGCCTTCACGAAAGGCATTTCTAATGTCACAATGGTGGCTGACGCAGCAATCCGTGCCGCGAACAAAGCCGCTGCTGATACGGTTGCAATGACGGACTCCGGCTACATACTCTCCCAAGATTATGTTGAGCTGGGGTACTTTTTGGAAGATTACGTCGGGTCCGCCCGCGTGTTTTAAGGAGCCCCACCATGGTGAAGGACCAAATCACAATCACAGGCGCGGTTCAAATCTTGGTTCTCGGCCCGGATGGCGCCACCAAAGATTCCCGCAGCATCAAAAACCTTGTGGTGACTACCGGCAAGGAATTTATCGCCGCCCGTATGGTCGGCACTCCAACGGCTATGAGCCACATGGCGATCGGCTCTGGCAGTACCGCCGCTGCAGCTGGCGATACGGCGCTGGGAAGCGAACTGGGCCGATCCGCACTGGCTTCCGCTGGTGCAAGCGGCGCGGTTGTTGCGTACGTCGCTAACTTCCCTCCGGGCACTGGCACGGGTGCTGTCGTTGAGGCTGGCATCTTTAACGCTGCGGCCAGTGGTACGATGCTGTGCCGCACAGTTTTTCCGGTCGTGAACAAAGGTGTCGATGACTCTATGTCCATCACGTGGACTGTCACCGTTAGCTAATACCGAGGTGAAGTAGATGGCTGATCTGGTACTCCGCCTTCAGAAAGGAATACCGCTGACCAACGCCGAGGTCGACGGTAATTTTTCAAACCTAAACGAAGGTCAGACCATTGCCGGCGAGCCGATGGGGCATGAGGACCGTGCTCAGTCTGTGCTCAGCTTCAACGCAGCCACTCGTACGGTAACGGTTGCACCGACTGGTTCGGAGTTCGTTGTCTGGTGCAAAGGAGAGAAGTACGTCTTCACGACCGCGCAAACCGTGGTCATCCCCAACACTACCGGCATTCACTACATCTACTTCAGCAGCACAGGCGTGCTATCTGCCAAGCTCGGGTACTTTGACTGGCACGAGGACGCTCCGACGGCGTACGTCTACTGGAACGCTACAACCCAGCTGGCGCCTTTTTTCGCTGACGAGCGGCACGGCATCACCCTCGACTGGCAGACCCACGAGTACTTGCATCGCACGCGCGGTGCGGCGCTTGCCAACGGTTTCAGCGCTGGTAACTACACCCTCACAGGAACCGGCTCTGCAGACGCTGATGCCCAGTTTGATCTCTCTGGCGGTACGTTCTTCGACGAAGACCTGAAGGTCACGATCGTTGCTACAAACACCCCTACGCCCAATACGTGGGATCAGGATTTGGCTGGGCCGGCACGAATTCCGGTCATGTACCGCAACGGCGACGCATGGGTTCTTGATTCCCCGACGAACTTCGTACTCAAGGCCGGCGTTGCTACTCCTAGGTACAACTCAGAGTCTGGCGGTGTGTGGGGCCTGACTGACGTCCCGAACAACAGCTACTCTGTGTCGTGGGTTGTCGCCACCAACAACCTTAACTACCCCGTGGTCGCCATCATGGGGCAGAGCGCGGACAACAACTCCGGCAACGTCGAGACCTTGGAGTGGGGCGACCTCAACCTCGATGGTTTTCCGGCCGTAGAGTTCCGCCCGCTGTACAAGATCGTGTGGCAGGCTAGTTCTGGGTACGCCAACACAATCAAGGCTCGCTTCACCAATTTTTTCGACATCCGCAGCTTGGTATCCGCAGGTGGCGCCGCTACCATCGGCAGCTCGCACGGCGCCCTGTCCGGCCTCGGTAATGACGACCATGTGCAGTACCTGCATGTTTCTGAGGTGCGTAGTCCGTCGCAGGATGTCAAGAATAGTTTCCTGCCGGCGCAGATCGGCAACAGCGGCAAGGTCCTAGGTACCAACGGCACCGCGCCGGCGTGGGTTTCCTTGCCGACAGTAAACGACGGGGTCTTGACCCTCGGCGTGTCCGGTACGGGCTTGTCCGGGTCTGCCACGTTCTCCGCCAACCAGAGCGGCGCCACAACCTTTACCGTTACCTCAAACGCCACCAGTGCGAACACTGCTTCGGCGATCGTCGCTAGGGACGCCTCTGGCAACTTCAGTGCAAACACCATTACTGCCGCGTTGTCTGGCAACGCCTCGACGGCTACCAAACTCCAGACAGGCCGCACGATCGGCATGACCGGCGATGTGTCTTGGACTAGCGCCAGTTTCGACGGCAGTGGGAACGTTACTGGCACCGCCACACTGGCTGATTCCGGCGTCACCGCCGGCACATACAACAATTCCGCCACCGCGGTAACCCCGATCACATTTGACGCCAAGGGGCGCGCTACTGGCACAGGTGCGGCGGTTACGATCACTCCTGCTTGGGACAGCATTACCTCTAAGCCCACAACACTGGCTGGGTACGGCATTACTGACGCCCAAGCGCTGGACGCCGATCTGACGGCCATTGCCGCCTTGTCAGGCACCACGGGGCTGCTGCGAAAAACCGCGGCCAACACGTGGGAGTTGGATACCACTGCGTATACCACCAACACCGGCACCGTAACCAGCGTT